TTAAATATTTAATATAATCCTTCTGATTTTACAATTTTTGATGCTTGGATCATACTAACACCTCTATCATTCATTACTTTCTTCACTATTTCCGCTCTTTTATTTACACCTCCACTTTTACCTCTACCTCTTAATTTTACGGTTGTATCTCCAGCAATTGCTCTACCTCTTCCTCTTACATTATGAGAAATTGCTCTTTCATTTGCAGTTGTTAATGGTGGATAAAAAGCACTATCACGATTATTATTATATCCAGCATTAGCAAGTTCAACAGCACCAGCACCTCCAACTACTCCGTGCATTTGTGATTTTTCAACTAATTCACGACCACCACTTCTACGACCACCAGAACGACCAGCACCATTAAATTTTTGAGCGAGCATTCTTGCACGTCCAGCACTTTTAGCACCTACTAATTTAGTATTTTGTCTTATACCACTTTGATTAGGATAATTAGGTGGTACTAATAATGTAGCACTTCCACCACGATATTCAACTTTACGAACTTTACCACGTGGAAGACCATCTAAATTTGTTTTCATCATACCACCACCAGAACGACCATATCCATTACATTTATGGCAACCCATACATGATGAAGAACAATTACGCTTACGGATACTATCACATGATGAAGAAGAACGTGATGAAGAACAAGAACGCATACGACCACCACTTCTACGACCACCATGACGACCACGGCGACCACTTCCTTGAATTCCTTTTACTGCAGGACTATTATCAATTTCCATTTGAGTTTGTTCTTGTTGTGCTTCTGTGGCATTGTATCCATTAGGAAATTTAGTGCCTTTTGGATATCCAACACGTGATGGACTACCTATTAAACCACCACCACCAGAATATCTTAAATCTTCAACAACACCACCACCAACTACTCGTTGAGGACTACCTTGAAAATTTTGTAATCTACTTTTTGGTCTTTCTAATTTCATAGCACCACTACCAGTGATTTTTTTCGCCATAAAACTTAATACACTTGGAGCGACGGCACTTGCAATCATTGGAAGAAAAGGAAGAAAACCACCACGAAGTGTGCCGTTAATTGGTGTATCCATTCCATCACCATACCAATTTATATTATCTTGGTATGTCTTATGTAATCTCTTATTAACTTCACGATTGTACTCATTATCATACAAAGTCATTATATATATAATATATTTAGATAAAAATTTATAATTTATCTAAATTCATTAATTAAATTTAATTTACATTAAATGCTTTTTTAATCCTCCACTTCTTCCACCGCCTGATTTACCATATCCTGCTACGTCTAATACTTTAGAAGCAGTTTGAGCGTATGGATGATTTACCATTGATAAACCTTTTTTAGCAATTGGTGCAAGATAACCTACAGCACTTTTAATTTTATCTAATAATCCACCACCTACAATTCTTTCAGCACTAGCATTAGATATAGGGGTCATTGCACTGGCATCTAATACGTCTTGTTTAGATAACACAGCGACGAAGGTGGATGATGTGCCTTTTTCTGTAACAAACACACCTGAATTCATGGTGCATAAAACTACTTCTAAAGAACTTAAAGAAGGATTTGCGATTTGATCGTCTCCAAGTTGATTATTGTATGTTACATTGAGGTTGATTTGCATATTATAATTTCCAATACTGCCTGCTGAAAGGTAATCGTCTTGAAGAGCAATATGTTGTCCGAAATTGAGTGCAAGAACTGATCCACAAGTTCCAACTTTACGACCTAACCAACCAGTTGCTTCAGTTGTACCATTACCCCAATTATTAGATGTAGCATTAGAACTGTTAGTTGTATTACCATATACAACTGATGTAGGGTATGTGTAATATTGAGAACCAGCAGTAAAACCACCAGCAGGAACTATAAGTCTTTGACCTACGGGAGATAAAGTTGTTAAACCTCTAAATTCATGCCATGTTTGACCGCTTCCTGCCTCCACCGACATCCTCCAGAGGTCTTGTGGTGTGCTTGATGCAAGGATGCCCGCTTGGTTATTGAATGAAATTGAGACACTGTTAATGGTGAGGAAACAATCAGCATCATAGTTATCTTGTTGAGAAAGGGGTTTTCTTACGAATAAGATTAATTTATCAGGAATGCAATTTAATTGAATTGTGTTAGTTGCAATTCCAACGGGAACAGGAGCATTAGCAACGAGAGGTGTAGAGAGATTGATAGCAGAAATGTAGCGAGGAAATTCCTGATAGGGTACGATATTGCGACTGCTTAACATCGTTGAGGGGTGGCAAGTCAAAAAATTCATCTTCAATGTGCTACCAGTGAATGCTGTGGTCGCCCAAGCAACAGTTGATTTAGTTTGAGTTGTATTTAATGAGGCATTAGGATTTACTAAAAGACCAGAATATGTGCCTAATCTGAAAACTCTTGATGGATCACCGATCTGGAACTGAAAATTGAGGTTTTGTACGCCATATATTCCTTGGTTGTTGGTTTTAGGATTAGACCAGATGAAAGGGGATATCATTAATGGTTCTTCAAAAGTTGCAGTAATTGTTACATTTCTTACTGCTACACCATCACCAATTGTATTACCAGCGATACTATTAACTACCCAAGAACCACGAGGCATATTATCTTTATCAGATGTCATTGATAAATTACCATTAGGATATAAAAGAGGTGATAAGTTAGGAAGGAGACCTAAAGAAGCAGAGTATCCGTTATTTGCAGGATAAGAACCGAAGAAATCTAACCAAGTAGGAGTACAAGAATTATATTGAGCGATATCATCTTTATCAACTAAATGTAATAAAGCAGGAAGAACATCTCTGACGTTCATTGTTACTGTGTTATTGTTGATGGTGGCATTCATGGTAGTGCAGGACTGATGGAGAGGCCATGGTGAGAAAGCATCTAAAATTCCATAATTTACTAAATATTCACCATTGGATGGTATGCCAGAAACAACAACTGAAACGGATGAACTCCACATAACTCTTCTATCTATTATGGTCTGTTCCGATGGGATCTGAATGTTAAACACGTGTGAAGAATTGCTTGATGATGTAGCACCAAATTGTGCGGGGGTCATATTTTGTCCTCCCTTATAAACTGCATAGGATAAATCGTCAGTACAAAGCAGGCGATCGTCTTGGATTAAAACCTTGTGGAAATCTTGAGACATTATATATATAATATAATTAGATAAAAAAATAAAGTTTATCTAAATATAATTTAAATTATTCTAAATAATTTTTTTAATATCCTTCCCTATTTGGCACTTGATGCCCCAAATGATTTATGTCTAAATAATAATTTAATCGATGCAGTATTTAAAGGTGCAAGTAGGAATGGTATTAAATTTTGAAATCTATCTCTCCAAAACACCTGTAATGATATACTTCCTAAAGCATTATTTCCAACTAAATCAAATAATCTATATTCGGCAGTTGGTGTATAACTTACTTGTGGTTTATATTCTTTACCATTTACTAAATCAATTTGAAAGTCAGTTAAGACGGGCGTTAGGTTGTTATTATTACCATTATTAAATTTAATGCTTCCTTCACCGAAAATTACTGGATCTCCACTTAATGATGGATTTACTGGTAATAAACTGGTAGTAAAAACTAAACTTCTAACGGGACACCATATAGGAGCAGTAGAAAATTCTGCTTTTTGTTGGTATGCTGTATATGCTACCGCTGGTGCAGTTGGTGTTATTGTTACTTTATTTTGACCGATTAAATCATAGCAGGTTAGTTGAAAATCTTTACCATTTGGTTGTTTTATACCTTGAAATACAGCAGGAAATCCACTTAATATTTGAAAGGCAGGTTGATTTAAAAATATTTTAATTTGACCTAAAACAGGTGGCGTTGTTTGAAATTCAGTATAATTTATATCAACATTTAGTTTCATATCAGCAGTGATAGGATCAACTTCAAAAAATGGTATATTAGTAGTTGGCATTACATTACCACCTGCAATAACTAATGCTTTTAATCCAGCATAAGCACCAAGAAATGCTTGATTTAAAACTTGCCATACAAATTTTGTATGAGAATATCCATAGTAATATGGATTTACATAATCATTTGTTGTAATTATACCTGATGGTGCTTTTGTGAGTAAATCTTGTTGTACCCAAGTAAAATATTGTTGATATTCATAAGTACCATATTTCATAGTCATACTATAAATTAATTTATCAGGATTAGTATTTACACCATCAACTAAAGGTTGAACTGATATAGTAGGTAATGATGATGTATCAACGTTAAATCTAACAATAGAAACATAATAATCAGATGGATTTGATAAGAAAGCATTACTTCTTACTTCATCAAAGTTTAATTGAGGTATTGGTGCTTTATTAGATGTATCATTATTAGTGATATCTAAATCATAATATACATGGTTAGCGACATTATTATCTTTGTTGCGTCTGTCTGTATAAGAGAAACCTGCATACATTTTTATATATATATTTACTATAGAAATTAAATATATATATTAAATTTTAGGACAATAAATTGTCCTAAAAGGGCGAGATATTTACATGTAAAACACCAAAAAGATACTTACATATATAATATAGTTAAAAATAAATTTATTTTTCATATCATTTATGATGTAAAACACCAAAAAGATATTTACTTGTAAAAATCTGCCCTTATTGAGGGTAGAAATAGATTGGAGAACTTAATTTATTCATTTCTTTAGAGTAATTTAGATATCTTTGCTTGATATCACCATTTAAACAATAACAATTTTTTATATCATCAATTCCTAACTGAACTTTTAAGTTCTCTATTGTCATACAATATTCTTGTCTCTTACTTGGATCAACTTCTGATAATATAGAATATTTTAATTTTTGAATTTCATCTATCATATCATCACGAACTAATTTATTGATTACTTTTTTTACATCTTTTTCATTGTCATATAAACCAATTAATGATTTAGAATAACTATCATAAACTATAAAACAATACATTATATATTATAGTGTATATATTTTTTTTGTAAAAATTTAAATATATATTATTAATATATATTAAAATGTTAAGAACATTAAATAAAATAAAACCAATTATAAAACAACCACCAGTTAAGGTATTTAAATGTGAAAGATATATTGAAGACTGTAGTAAATATTGTCAATGTGATGATATGATATATAAGATAGCACAAAAATTAAATATTACAATTGCCACCTTTTCAATGAAACAAAAAGATGAAATTGATGAAAAGAAAGAAAGATGTGATTAAATTTCAATAATAATTTGTTTCTTTTTTGGTCTCATACGGTATTCTTTATATTTACGAAATGATGTTTCAATATAATCATTTTTAGTTTCATCAAAATTGTCGCTTTTGATTGCTGTCATTTTGATGTTATTATTATAAACATATCCAACGTGATAACCTTCATTTATTTTTTTAAATATACTTCTAACTTTTCTTAATATTTTATTCTGTTCTTTTATGTCATCAGAAAATGGTAGTAAATAGACATTAAAAGTTAAATTTTCTATATTGCTCTCAAGAGCATCATGTAAAATCCCTTCAATGAAATTCATTATATAAATATATAATATATTTTTTTTTGTAAATATATTATATATAATATGTATTTTGTGAAAAATTTGCATTTACAAGGTCGTGGTATTGAAGAAGAAAAAGTTTATTTAACTAAATCCACCAAAGCACATCGTCAAAGTTTAGGTCAATTCATGACACCTCCAAGAGATGTTGATAATGCTTTTAGAGATATAAAAATAAATGTTAATGATAAAGTTTTAGAACCATCTTATGGTACTGGTAATTTTTTAGATGGTATCATTAAAAGAGGTTATAAAAATATTACTGGTGTTGAATTTGACACTCAATTATATAATGAATTTAAAAATAAATACGAAAAATTAGGTGTGAAATGTATAAATGGGGATTATTTGATGACCGACTTTACTAATCAAATGGATTTAATTATAGGTAATCCGCCTTATTTTATTTATGGTGGTAAAGGACATCCTAAACTACCTGAAGAAATTAAAAAGAAATATAAATCAGTTATTAAAGGAAGCACTGATATATATGGTCTATTTTGTGTTAAGGCGGTCATGGATTTAAAACCCAATGGAGTATGCTGTTTTTATATACCTGCAACTATTTTAAATACATCAGGATTTAAATTAATGAGAGAATATTTGCATAAAAATGTAAATATTGAAAGGTGTGAAATGGTTAAAAATAAAGATTTCAAAGAGACCAAAGTTGAGAACTTAATGATGTTTCAATTTAGAAAAACAACACCAACAAATGATTTTACTTTTATGGTTGGAAAAAATTTATATTTTCATACCACTAAAACACCTAAATTTAATAAAATATCAAATGTTGGTGATGATATTGAACGTGTTGGTGATATAGCACCATTTAGAAGTGGTGATTATGAATTTGATAAAGAAAGAAGGAATAAAGGTGCTGAAGCATTTAGTATTAAAGCAATTAAAGGAGCAGTACCATTAATTTATGGTGAAAATTTAAGAGATGATAATACTATTGATCTATCAAAAACATTAAAGAAGAATAAAGATGCAGAAAAAGAAAGAAAACAATATATGATTACAAAATTTTTTAAACCACCAACTAAAGCACCTCTTTTAATAACACCACGAACAATTGGTGCAGGACAAAAAGCACCTTTTGTTTTAGTTGAAAGTGGTGAATATTATGTTGAAAATCACTGCTTATATACATCTGGAACTTTATCAAAATTAAAAAGAATTCAAAAGATATTAAATGATCCTGAATATAAAAAAGAATATTTAAGTGTAATTCATGGTAGAAGTTGGACTGCTGATTATATCAATGAATTACCAATTGATAAAGAAGAATTTGATGTTGAAGATATGAGAAAGCAATTAGATGCTTCAAGAGAAAAGTTTAAAAAAATTACTAGTGAAGTTGATGAACTTATGAAAACTTTTAAACCTGTTAAGATGTTAAGTAAAATATCAGAAAAATATAAAGAAATTTAAGCACTATATAATATATCTCTTGCTTTTATTACTTTTTCATCTGATTTTGGTGGTATTTTAATTTTTAAATCTTCTGGTGTTGTATTCTCAACATCTACACTTACAACTATTTCTTTTTCAGAGCAACAACATCTACTGCGTAATCGTTTATGGTTAAAAATTGCCACAATTGTGCCACCTACTGATAGTATAACGGCGACAATTGACATAATTCCACTATTATCCATTATTATTGTCTATATATAATATATTTAGATAATAATTTAATTATGTTTCTGTCTTTTCTTCTGTCTTTTCTTCAATCTGTTCTTCGTGTGATATTATTTCTTTTTTTTCTTCTTCTTTGTCCTTAATATAGTCTCTTTTATATTTTTGTATTATTGGATGATTTACATTAAATAAATACATTTTACTTTTATTACCATCACCACCAGAACAATCACGAATAAATTCTTTTTTCTTTATTAATTTTTTTAGTTGAGTTGTTGGTATGATATATATATCATATTCTTTTGTATCGTCATTATGAACTACATAATGAACCCAATATTGTGCTTTCGTGCATGCAATTCCTGATAATTCATTATTATATTCATATTCAATACAAATATTTCCAGTTTTTGATGCTGTGGTCTCTGCTTTCACCTCATAATAAATTAAATCTTCAAATGTATCATCTTTATTTTCTTTTATGCATATATCCCATTCTTTTTCACGTCCAGCACTAAAATTATGTTGAACGAAATTGAGATACTTTAACGTCTCCACTTGATACTTAACTCCAAACTTTAAACAACCTTGAAATTTAGACATGTATATATATTAATTTAGATATTTTTTTTGTAAAAATCTAAATTAAATTTATTTTCTGTTGATCCACAATTTTGATCTGGTGTGTCTTTTTACTTCTTCAATGTAATAATTCATCTTTTCACGCTCATCCATATATTCAACTCTGTTAATTTCAAAACATAAGGATTTAAACCACAAATAGATTTTTCTCAACATTTGATTGTATATAATCTAAAGTAGATTTTTTTTTTACCAATTTATTTTTAAAGATAATTGATTAGGTGAAAATTTTCCATCATCATTTATTTGTGAGTGTGATTTATGGTATCTTTCTTTTGCTTGTTCTGCTTTTTTGGGGTCTGACAATTTATAGATGATATAGTCTTTATATCCAACTCTTCCAAATTTAGTACCATTATAATCTAATTTATGAATTCCATCAGTTGAAAAAGTTAATAGCGATTGGTCGTATCCTGCTTTTTTTGCACTTTCTTTTGCCATACGCATATATTGTTGATGGTCTATTTTATGTTTTTTCAACCATTCAAAAAATTTATTATTTAAACTACCACCATTTAATGGTGTCTTTTGTATAATCGCACTAACTAATTCATCAAAGTTCATAGTTGTTTTCTTTTTTAATCCATTCATGTATTTATGGTATGCTCCACCATCCATATTTTTATTTAATAATGATAAGATACGATTTAAAGCATGTCTTCCACAAGTTTGTATTTCTCCATTTTGAGATTGATAAGGAATTTTATTATAGATGACTTTTAATTTTGTTTTTTTAAGTAAATCACCTAAATATGGTGCTTTTTCGCCCATTTTTGCCTCTCTATCTTTTGATAACCATTTTAATGGATTATCTGGTGATTTACCATAACTATCAAAATATTCTATGGTGTCGCCATCACGTAAAACTGTTATCCAATGTCCGCTTGTTGGACTATCTAAATATAAAACAATAAAATAATCTTTATCATTTGGAAGTATCTCTTCAATGCTATCATATTTTGATAATTCAGGATAAGTTAATATTTTAGCATTTGGTAAATATTTTCTAATATCATCATCACCTAATGGTGTCGTTTCAATAGTTTTTACTTTTTGAACTTCTTGAGGTGTATCATTTATTGCACCACCTTTTAATTCATTGATAATAATTGCTTTCATTTGTTTTTTAGCACGTGATAATGGTATAGGTTTATTTGAAAAACATTTACTACCATCTTTTTTACATACTTTAAATAAATCACCAAAAGGTACTAATTCATATGGCATTATATTATATAATTATAATAGAAAATAATTATATGATTTATCTGTTAAATGCTTGGAATTGATGACCGTATAAAAATTTAAAAAATTTTGGCATCAATCTTGATATAGTATTCTCTTTAGTTTTTTCAACTTCTGCACCTTTTAAAAATTGACCTACTTTTCCTAAAGCATCACTATCTGTATATTTACGTCTTATTGTTGGTGTATTGGTTTCTAATAGTTCTTTAGTTTGAAATGCTGGATTATAAGAATAACCACTTTTTAATTGTGGATATATTCTTTGTAATTCTGTTGCTATTGCCCCACCTAAAGAATGAGATGCGAGATAATAATCCATGGTATTACCATATTTTTGTAATATTCTACCTACGAAATCTTTATCTTCTTTAAATCTATCACTTTGGTCTAATCTATTAAATGCGAGACGAGTATTAGCATCTAACCAATCTCTTTTATCATAACTACCACGAACTGATATGATTATAGTATTATCATCATTCTTTTTATATACTGTAATTGTTGGTATTTGATCTGTAATTGTATAACCTGAAAGTGGATGATTACCATAGGCACTCTTGGAAGCATTAAAAAAATCTATTTCTGGTGGTTCAGCACCTCTACCTTTTAATTTGCCCTTACCTGACCCAACTAATTGAGGTTTAGTTTTAATTAGGTCATCAATTGGTTTGCCTTCAGTTAATCTATCAGTTATTTCCTTACCAAACTTTCTAAATTCAGGATTATAAGTGGTTAATTCATATTTTAATAATTTTTCATAATCTGGATTATTTTGTAATTCATTTAGTTCTTTTTCTAATGGTTCAGTTTTCACCTTATTTGCTTCTTTTTCTTTTGCTTTTCTTTCTTTTTCATCTGCCATTTGTTCTTCCCAACTTTTTTTAATACTTGATGATAGTGTGGTGATATTTTGACTGAAATTTATACTTCTTAATTCATCATTAATTTCACTTATACGCTTACGTATAGGATCTGCTTTTTTCTTAACTTCTAAATAATCATCATATTTAGTGTATGGATAAATTTTTTCTAATATTTCTTTTAAATTTGATTGAATATCAATCATCTTACTATTTTCTGCATCTGTTTCTTTCTTCATCTTATTTAATTTCATCACCTCACTTCTACCTGTTTTTTGTTTGGTTTTCTTTATTTCGGCATTTAATTGATCTATGTAATTATTTACTTCTCCTGCTTTCTTTTTATATACTGCTATTTGTTTGATGAGACTATCACCGAGATTATTTAATTTATCTTGTAATTTTTTACCTTCAGTATCATCAAATTTCTTTTCTTCTTTTTTTGGTGCTGGTGGTGGTTTTGGTGCTTCAACTTTTGGTGCTGGTGGTGGTTTTGGTGCTTCAACTTTTGGTGCTGGTTTAATATCATCTTCTAACATAAAATCATTATCTTTTAAATTTTGTTCTAAATCAGCAATTGTTTTATACACAATTTTATTTTTATTATTAAAGGTTGTTAATGGTATGCCTTTTTCTTTTGCTTTATCAGCAAGTTTTGAATATTTAGTTTTATTTTCTTTACTTAAATTTTTAACATAAG